AGAGGAAGCTTTGACAGAAATTGTAAAAGACAGACCAGAGGCATGGCCTAATTTACGTATTCTTGGATTTGCTTCTGATATTCTTAATATTGATATTCATGGTCATGTATCAGATTGGAAAAAGAAATGTATGAATTCAGATGAAATCTTCATAATGCCTGATAGACTACAGAAAACAATATGAACGAAGAAGAACTTAAAAAACAAATCGATGATCTCAAAGAAGATTTGAGAGTTGCTGATAGTTACTTTATGAGTTGTTGTAATAAACTACTAGCAGTGGAAAAGGAAGTAGACGAACTTAAACAAAGACTCAAAGACATTAAAGAAGGGTTTGAAGGTTGCTGTTATGCTTGTGAACCTGTTGCTATGTTAAATCAAGAATTGGAAGCTCAGTTAAAATGCATCCAAGAAGATGGTACAGAGGAACATAATGCTGCTATTGAGCTTCGTAATAAATTAGTAGGGTCTCGTTTGGAGACAGATGAGTGGAAGAAAGTTGCTAGGCAACTTTATGGAGCAGTACTTCACTTGCAAGAAGTTACTAAAAATTCAGCTGTCGTTGTAGTCGGTCCTGGATTTTATTCAGAAATAGTAGAAGCTGTTAAAAAATACGAAAACTTACAAAATGACTGAAGATAAATTTATGGCAAAAAATCACTGTTTAAAAGAATTTACTGAACACACTAGCTTATGGTCTAGTATTCGTAATTTTACATTTGAAAAATTTGGTGTTTGGGATGTCTGGGATATTTTACCCTATAGATGGAATATGTGGTACCATGATGTGGTAACCCCTATTTTTAAACCAAAAAATTCAAGACTCCGCAAAGCAATTCCAAGACAATGGAGAGATATTTCAGGTCTTATTGTTGATGTTAATTTTGAGTTTATTAAGGCTTTTTATGAAGACGAGTATGTAGATGGGGTTGTAGATTGGACTGCAACGGAACATCATCAAGAATTTGCAAATTGGCTTGAACACTCGTACCAATATATTACCAAAGAACGGCCTTCTTTGGAAAATGAGAAGGATGAAGCTTATCCAAAAAGCAATGTAGATTTTCTTGATAGCTTTATAAAAAGCACAAACGAAAAAGGAGAAACTGTATACCAATTAAAAGATGATGGTATTCCATATGATATAAAATACAAAGAAGTAAATCGATTGGAAAAGCTGATAGAAGATAAGGACAGCGATGTTTTAATGCAACTAATTAAACGTAGAGATTATTTTTGGACTTAGTATGTTAGAATTTAAAAACCCAATTCCCGTCATTGTAGAAAATAACAAAGACGGTTATGCCATTTATGTAACTAACGGAGGACAATTTGAAAATGATATATGGTGTGTAGTACATTGCTTAACTGGAATAATTCGACACTATAGGTCTGATCAAATCAAAATACACCACAATTCAACATTTGGAATAACAAAATAAATAATATGAATAAAATAATACACAAAGACAAATGTGGATTTTGGATACTCGTAAGATATTCGATAATCGTAGAAGACGAAAATGAAGGACTAACGGAAGTTATAGTTGACAAAGAAACGTTTAGCAAGTATAATGTAGGAGACACATATGAAAAAATATCTTGAGCAAAGAGTAGAAGAGTTGGAAACGGAAGTAAAATTGCTTAGAGCAAAAATTAAATTAAACGAAACAAAAGATACTTCTAAATACGTTAATAATTATCCAAAATACGATCCCTTTGAGGATTATATGCACAACGCTAGTGTAAATTTAATGTCGACTCCTGATCTAGAAACTGCGTTTGCTAGCCCTTTTGATAAATCAAATTTTGAAAAAAATCCCTTAGTATCTATAACGACTCCAACAAATTTAGATACTCAAATGTATTATATTTCAGCAGAGTCAAATTATTTACCTAGTGTAGATTCTAGTTTTCCGTCATATCCAGACATGTGGGGTTCTTGGGACGAAAAAAATTCAGAAGACGTTATTTTAGAAACCCCTCAAGCAACAATCCCAAGCTGGGGATTTGTATCAGAATTTGATAAAATGGATAAAGATTTTTTGGAATGGCTTAAATCAAATGAGGCGAAAAATGCTTATGAAATTTCAAAACACATAACAAACAAATACGGAAAATCCAAATATCGACCGTTTAAAGTAAAATGAAAAATTTCACAGATCAAATAAATGAAAAATTTGGAGAAATTATTTACAAATTTCCGGTTCTTCATCATAATTGGGAATGTGATGGTTATGGTTATATTGTAGAAAAAGAAGGCAAACGAAACATAGTTTTAAGCAATCACAGTAATTTGTATATTTCCTCCATACAAGAACTGCAAATTAAATTAGCGGAATACACAAAAATTACATACGACACAAAAAAAGCAATTACGTTATTGACTAAGCATGGAAAACTGGATTAATATTTTAGAACAAAAAACTTTAGATAATAAAAACATCAAAGAAAGCGAGATACTTTCGGCTCTTCCGTTTGAACTCGTAGAATCTTGGGATAATTTTATGAGAGGTAAAACGTGCCCAATTCTTGAAAATGGAGATCACGGTGTGTACACTTGGGACTTGAATCAATTTCTTCACAAATTTTAATTGTTTAAAAGTTACTAAATACAGATTAAATTAATGCTCATGAACACTAGCATTAATTTACAAAAAGCAATAACGCTGGTTAATGCTAACACGACAACGGTAAAAGAACTTTGTGAGTTTGTCTTTAAGGACATTCAACACTTTCAACAATTAAGAGAGACTTTTTATATGCAAGAACTCAGAGAGCGTGTAAAAAACGGAAGTGCTCCAAGTTTGTTGGATTCAGCAAATTTAACAGAAGAAGCCACTGAAATGTTAACTAAAATACAGAATGACACCAATCATTACTCTCTTGGTTACGCAATAGCCTCGATGGATAAAATTTTAGACGCAATGAATCAAAAACAATTCAAAACAAAACAAGGCCCTGCTGCTTTGTTGTCATTACTTTGTTCTTTAAAAGAAATGACTGAGTAAATTACTTTACTCTGCGAGCTACATCTGCAAGATTATCCATAGCAATTGCTAATTTTTGCTGCTGCCATGGTTCTAAGTGATTTCCACCAGCACAAAAAGAAGCAATTTTAACGATACTTTCTCTTATAGAATTTAAATTGTCAATAGACATGCTGTCTTCTTCGTCCTCGTCTTCGACGTCGAGTCTGTCGTCACCATCAGACATAATATCTTCAACTGGACTCATCACGCTAGGCTCACTCATGCTAGGTTCCACGTCAGAACCAACCATATCCATGTCAGAACCTGGAGCCGGCTCATCCATTGGTCCAGCACTAACTACTTCGTTTGGCTCTGTCGTAATTACTTCGTCATCTGAAGGAACCGAAGGAGTTTTTTGCGAAATGGAAAGATATGCTCTTTCAAGTAAAAATGAGTCTTTGTTAGTCATACGATTATTTATCTAATTAATTAAAAATTTCTAATTACCAAACGGATACTTTGTTATTTGACGCAGCCCGCACGGAACACGAATGGTTTGGCAGCAAACGCAAATAAGCAGTAGATAACGACTGAGTATTGCTTTTCCAAGCAGTACCATTTCTAATAAAAACTAAAGAAGAACTCATAATTGTTATTACATACAAACTGGTATTAGTTATTGTATACAGAGCTCCTTTAGTTCCATTTGAAAAAGATGTAATTGTGGTAGGAGAAGAAGCAAGCAATTCAACATCATTGGCAGTAAGGGGAAGTTGTAAATTTGAAGTAGCTTGTAAAATGCTTGTATCCCAAACTACTAATCTTGGCTTAGTTACTGTAATAATATCCGTAACTATGTTAGCAGCAGTTAAATTATCAACATACGCACTTGTAGTAGTTAAATTAGCAGCACCTACGCTTGCAGCATGTACATTACCAGCAACTACGCTTGCAGCCTGTAAATTATTGGTAACTGATACATTTTTTGCATAAACATTTTCTGTTATATAGCTATCCCCTACGACTACAAGAGCATAAGCGGGATTTAACACTCCTCCTATACCTACATTTCCGTTATTAGCTATTGTAATTGCTACTTTTTGTGGAGTTTCAATTTTAAAAGATGCTCCATCAATTACGTTGTGCTTATTTCTAATAGTAACATTTCCATTAAAATTATTATAAGCAATGCTGCAGCCTTCTGTGTTTATATCTGTTCCAACTAAATTTAATAATGCTCCTCCGGCAGGATCAACAGATTGCACTCTTATTTCTGCATTATTTGGTGTATAACGTACCAAATGTAAATCAGCAAGTGGAACATCAGTACCTAACCCAAGTCTGCCGTTATCAGCAAACACTATATCTAATCCATTGTTGTCAATAAAATGAGCAATTGGTTGAAATCCGGTTTGTTCAACCCTCAAAGCAGGTCCATCACCGCCGTTAAAAATATTTACTGCAGACGTAACGTACGTGACGGTATTAATTTGGGAAGTAGCTCCTTGTACAGTAAAATCCCCATCAACTACTACATTACGACCTACATATAAATCCCTAGATACATTTAAATCATTTTCAATTATACCATCGTGCTTAGCTATTATATCAAATTTTGCAGAAATATTACGTTCAGCAGATACACTCTTAGTTGTTATAATATTTCCCTGAGAATAAAATTCTCCTTGAAACGGAGAACTAAACGAAGCAATGGGATCATACCCGGCATCGGGGTATTTAGGATCTCTCGCGTCCTCAATTGGTATAGAATGATGGTTAAATCTATGGTTTTTTTGGTGTAACCGGTTACTCATTGCTACTATTATTTAATCAAACATTTGCTTAAAAATCTTAATATCCAACTCTTCCAATTTTGTTATTAAAATATTTAACGCAGCTTCACATTCGATTGAGGAAGAAAAGCTATCAGCAAAAGTATCAGTAATTGTGTTTTCAATCAGATCCTCAATAATAGCTTCTAATTCGTGTCTTTTTGAGTACATAGTCTGTGTAATTATCTAATAAGCGAGATAATTAAAGGTTATATAATATTATTTTATGGCTGCAAAATCTACATCAGTTGGAACGGGGTTTACTAACAGTGCAGTAACACAAGAAAAAGTCCTCATATTAGCAAGAAAACACAAAGGCCTTGGGGATTACGTTGGGTCTACTTTATTAGGAACTGCTCAAACCACTCCTAACGGTTCTACTGGAACAGTAGAAGCAAAACCAATTGATAGATATACTAAAAATGTATTACAAACTTTATTTGGCACGGAATTGCATGCTGTTAACCAAGAAGCTAAAAAAGTAGACAGCGTAAACCAACCAAAAAATCAGCCAGGAGAAGCTGATCACGGATCAGCTGGATTAAAGGAAGATTTAAGTAAGTTATTGCAACCAGTATCTTCCCATACTGGAGCTACTCTAGGAAATCAAACAAACATAGCAAGCAACCCAATGGGTCCTTCAATGGTAATGCCTGGAGCTATGTCTGCAGCAGTAGATAAAGTAAGTCCTCAAATAACAAACGCGTTTGATTCAACTTTTAAACAACTTAAAACTAGTGAACTTGGACATCTTCCTGCAGGAGCTATTGGAAGCATTAAAAGTTTAGCTACAGCAGCAAACCCGTTATTATCAGTCCCAGGTAATTTAACATCAGATTTGTATGGGGGGTTAATGAAAGCCCAGCAAATGGTTTCCAAGCTTACTGATACAGCAATGGCTTTGGTAGGTAAATTATCTTTTAATCCAACTCAGTTGTTAGACGCAGTCATTCCTCCCGAACTAACACAAGGTATATTGGGAGCAGGCATTAGCAGCATTGCTGGGCAATTTGGTAATCTTAGTAGTTTAGCTGGAGGATTTAATGCAGCAAATTTATTACAAGATCAATTAAGCAAAGTATCAGGAATGGCTGGAGCATCTTTAACTGATCCAATGTCAATTGCTAATTCGTATTTGCCTAAATTGCCTGCACAAGCGGGTTCTGTAATGGGAGCAGCTTCGTCCGCTATGGGAGCAATTCAAGGTGGAAATATATCAGGAGCAATATCAGGAGCAGCCAGTGGGGCTGTATCAAGTGCCGTGTCCGGAGCAGTAAATAAAGGAAAACAAGTTTTAGGAGGAAAAGCCGGGCAAATTGGTCAAGTAATGGGAAAAGCTAACTTAGCTCTTTCTGTTCTTAGAGATCCTTCTGCAGCTTTATCAAACATGTTACCTGGAGCACTAAATGGTCAAATGAATAAAATGGGAGCAATTCCAGGCCTTGGCTCAGTAGGCAACATGGGAGCTGCTTTTGGTCCTGTAATGGACATGGTTAAACAACAAGCTCTTGGACAAATTCTTTCAAAATTTCCAAGTCAAAATGGAATACTTGGTCCGTTATTAAACCAGCAAGGACCTCCTCCAATTTACGATACTTCCATAGCAAATCAACCAGCAATTGGAATAGCAGCAATGAATCCCAACATTCCAACTATTCAAGGAATACCAATACAAACTGTTCCTGCAGCACCAATTTTTGCTCAACTTACTAAATAAATTTTTATGAAGAGTTATAATTCAATGTATCTTGGTATTTGTATCAATAACAATGATCCTGAAAAACGGGGCCGCGTTCAGGTTTTTATTCCGCATATAATGCCTGCTTTATACAAAGACTGGAATGCTGATGGAGAAGATATTGAAATTCATTGCGTAGGAGATAATATTCCAGGAGGATTAAAAACAGAAGTAGTAAGCAGATTAATAAAAATATTACCGTGGGCAGAAGCAGCCTCTCCAATTGTTGGAACATCTTCTCCTGGAAATATTGTATCTACGGTTGCCGCGGCAGTTGCTGGAGCAGTTGCTGAAGTTGGAAGTGCTGTTGCTGGAGCAGTTACTGAAGTTGGAAATGCTGTTGCTGGAGGCACTACTGAAACAGTAGAAGCTGTTGGAAACTACTTAGATCAATCTCCAAGTGCTGAACCATCGAGTATTAAAGATCTAAATGCACTATTAACTGAAGCGGGAAAATATGCAGGAAATGATGAAAGAGGAGCAAAAGTAAGAAGTTGTTATTTTGGAAATAGGGGTGGTAAAAATTGTGGTAGAGGCTCGCACGGAATAATGGCCGCAATGACCGGAGGAGGAATAAAAGGAGGGCCATTAGGAGGAAATGCTAACGATTTTGGTTCAAAAGGAAGAATGGATTTTACTAAAAGTGGGTTATATCAACCTAAAGTACCCACTCCTCCAAATTATATGAATGACTCTTCTCAGTGGCAACTTGGGGATGTTGTAGCTAATGGAGGTGGCGGAGAAGGATTTGGCCATATTCAAGTGTGGACCGGAAAAGCTTGGGTTAGTGATTTTACGCAAAATCGTGTATTGCAAAATAATAACTACAAAGATTTTGCTTTACATAGACCAAGTGCAGCAGGTGCAGCCCGAATAGCACAAACAATGGGCAGTTTGGGAGGAGCTGAAGCAGCAGGACCCAGCAAAGTTACTGAACAACCCAGCATAAGTGGAGATTCTCCTAGTGCTCCAGTAAGCTCAAAACCAAGTCCAGGTAATTTGGAAGCATCTCCTTCTGTGCCAGCCCAAGCAGCAGCATCTGCTCCAGGGGCTCCTCCAGCAGCTCCTCCTACTGATCCAACTAATTACGGTAATGCTGCTAGTCAAGATATAGCTCCTTCTACTGCAGTTCAAACAGGACCTGTATCATTGGTAGCAAACGCTAGAAATTATGTTACGCCAGCGGATTTACAAAAATATTTAGAATATAAACTCGAAAGTTCAAAACTTAAAGGGTATGTTCCCCATGATGGAGCAAAATTTGGAGTCGATGGATCAGTAAAATCCTGGTCACAATATTTTTGTAAATTGTGCGAAAAAGAATCTGGGTTTAAAGCCAGTTTACCTGGACCTCCTCAAGATCCAGGTGGATCTTCTGGTCTGTTTCAATTGTCTACAAAAGACGGCTCCAGATATGGTGCCAATCCTTCAGGAAGAGATTGGACAATGGCTCAGGTAAATGACCCACAGCTCAACACTGATACAGCCATTAAAATTCACGAGCGACAAGTATTAAGAAAAGGTTACATTTGTAACCCTGGAAGTCAAAAAGGAGCTGGTGGTTACTTTGCTGCAGCTTCTATGAATAAAATAGCCAAAGACGTAGCTAGTGGAAAAGGCGGTTCTTTTAATTCTTCAGCTATTCCAACCGGTCCTGCTCCTGCATCAAATGATTCTTCTACGGCAGCTAATCAACCAACTGGTCCAAATGGAGAACCAAGAGCAGAACGACAAACTGGACAAGCTAGCATGTCTCAAAATACTGACAGCCATGGTCCAGTAGCTACTCAAAATTTAAACGGAGTAGCTAAAGGAATGTTTGCATTTCCTGCTGCTGGAGCTATGTTGTGGTGCTTTTTTAGAGATGGTAATCCTCAATTTCCTGTATATTTTGCAGCCAGTTATAGTGCAGCAGAATGGGGGAGCGTTTATGGAGGGGGTTCTTCGCCTGGTAAACCTAGTCCTGGTTATAATCCCACACCCGAACCTGGTCAAGCATCTTCAACCGGAGGAATGATGAATTTGAACGGAGTTGGTGGACTTAGATGGGAGGAAACTACAAATCCTGAAGACAGAACTCAAGATCAAAAAAGTATCATGTTGTTTGGTGAAGATGGTTCAAACATGTTTATGGGTAAGGGGCTTAATCAATTCTTTTCAAAATTTGATAGAAGAGATCAAGTGGAAGGAGATCACTGGAAAACTATTTTAGGTTTTGAAGAAAAATGGGTACAAGGAGACAGTAATTCTGTAGTAATGGGAGACGTTTATGTTAAAGTCGGAAACGTATCTCAATCAGCTCGAGATGCTGTTGATAAAATTAATAAAATTGTAAAAGACATACAAAAACCTCTATCAGAATCTGGCGGTGGAGGAGGTGGTGGTGGAGGAGGTGAAGGAGGAACTCCAGCACCAACACCTGCTCCTGGTGATGTTTCAGTAACAATACCAGAAAATATGAAAGTTAATCCAAATCCAGCAATTGCTACAACTGGCGGAATTTCAATTACAGCTCCTACAACAATTCAATCATCAAGCTCTGCTTCGACTGTATCTACTACATCTAATTCTACACCTAATTCTTCATCTATTTCTACAACCACGACTACGTCTACTTCAACAACTACTCGTTCTGGTGGCGGATCTACTACTATCTATGCTGATGAATCTCCAGCGCCACCTCCCCGGCCGCCACAATCGAGAAGAGTCACAAAAGCTGATTTTCAGCCTGGAGGTTCAAGAGCAGCGGTAGTGCCTTCTTCTGTTAAATCTTAATAGTATGTTTAAAAAAGTAGCAAATTACAATAAAAATCCTTAAATTAAATTATGCCACAACAACGTGAAGTTAAATGCCCTTTTTGTACCGGAGAAATATTAGCCAAAACTGCAGGCAAACCTATACAGAGCATTTCTGGTTTTCTGCAAAGATCTTTTAATATCAGAATTCCTTCTGCAGCTGTTTCATTGTTATTGAACCAATTACCTGCGGCTAAAAAATCTTTATTTAAAGGAAGTTGTCCTGGCTGCGGCGGAAAAGGTTCAGTCAAAGACCCTTCGGATGATTCAGCAAAATACGAACAAGTTAAAACAGCAGCTCTTAGTAAAGTTAATGAACTATTAGAATTAGAAAATCAACTAGCTCCAGCTTGTGGCAATCGCTTTACTGTTATACAAGGAAATGATTTATTAGAAGTTGGGTTGGGAATGAATACTTCCCCTTCTTATCGCGTTGATAAAGGAGCAAGTATTAGAAATAAAGGTTTAATAGACCCATCTAAAATTAATACAGCTAAGGGTGGTCCACAAATTCCAGAAGGAGCTTCATGCAATCACGTGCAAGGTCTCAATCCGATGGCTACTCCTGGAGGAACGTACATTATTAAATGTTCTAACAAATTTACTGTTGTTGCTGGCGCTCAAGGCATAGATTTAACTACAGGAGGACCTCTTACTATAAGTAGCGGAATTACGCGAATTACTGCTCCAGAAATAACAATAGGAACAGCTTCTGGTCGTTTAACTTTAGAAGGAGAAGTTGTAAACATTAACGGCAAGAGTGTTGAAATTGCTCCTAGTGATGGTCATTTATTTGTAAAAGGAACTGTCAGCACTACGGGTAACATAATGGTCGGAGGACACATGCACGCAGAAAGTATTTCGTTGGCTAAATTGGAAATGACTGGTCGTAATGATATGACAAAACCAGCTTCTCCGAGTGATATTGTTTGTGGGCCTGCTTTTTGGGGAGGAGTTGGCGTCGAAGGTCTTAAAGCAGCTCTTAAAGATATGGTTGGATACGCTACAAGTAAAGCAACAAATCCATCCGAAGCAATGCAAATGGCTTCACCAAAGTTTTTTGACGGACTAAAAGATAAAATGTTAAACATAGCATATAATTCCAGACCATGGGAATTAAAAGCAACAGGCTATATTTTGCCAGGAACTTCAATACAACTACAAGGCACGTGCCCTTGCAATTACGGTGGTACTGCTGGAGGAACAATAACAGGAACAGTAATTCGTCCAATTCCAATAAACAACTTTCCTCATTGTCATGCATTACCTGATTTATCTCATTGTCATGAAGTCAGAGTTCCAGATATTGATTTTTCTGCGGATACTGTTTCTGAAGTTAGAGGAAAACAAGGAGGAGTAAGTGCAGGAGCTCCGTTGCACAAAGACGGATCAAGTGCTATAAGTGGTGCATTGTCCTTATTTGGTCCCGTTAGTACCGTATTTGTTGCTGGTTGGAAAGCTATCCAAGGGGCCGCTGGCCCCTACGCTAAATAAGAAAAAAATTTATTAATACGTATTAATAAATTGAGCAATAAGTTTTTGGGCAATTATTTCTGGCTGGGTTTCTATTAATTGCAATGGTACATTTTGTAGCAACTCAACAAATTGTAAATGTCCTGTCATTTTTGGTCGATCTACTATAAAAGTGTTTTCAGATAAACTAGCAAACATATTGCATGTACTTTCGCACTCGTCGGAAGTAAGAGACGCTACTTGGGCATAAAAAGTGTCTTCATACGAAGCAGCAATAGAAGTAATTTGACTAACAGCTGTCCTGGAACAAAATTCCACTGGAGTTGCAATGTCGTCTAATTTTATTGGAACAACATCAGCAGTTAAATAATCGTATTTTAATTTTTCATACGGATGAATTGGTACAGAAGATAGTTCGTGCTGATACGAAAGTAGTAAATCGTTTGTTGCTGACAATAAAGCAGCAATTGTTAAATCAGCTAAAGCTAAATCTCCAGAAACAAAATCGTATAACCCAGTCTCTGGATCAATTGGTGGATAAATTTCTTCTTCAACTGGCGACTCTACGGATGGCTGTTCATTTATTTCTCCATCAACATCAACTCCAACAATTGGCAACTCTTCTATCTCCAGCTCATCTGTATTTTCCATAATATTACTTTAACGGAAAAATTAAAAAATTCAAACGAACATTTCTCCAAGAAATGCTTCCCACTGTTCGTAATGAGACACTACATCTTGCCTTCCACAAGAAGCTAAAATAGATTTTGATGTTTGTCGATAAAATGCTGGAGATGGGGCTCCTTTACGTTGCTGTCGGCTTTCTAAAATTTTAGCATAAAACGATAACGCCAAAAAAGCTTTTGTTGCAAATACCAACCTTGTATCTTCTAAAAACATTGGAATTACACTACATGAGCTAGCAAAATGCTGATGAACGGTAATAGCTACCCAGTGACATTCATCAATTGAATTTGCAAACTTAGAAGTCAGGCAAATCATATAAACCACATCTAAAGAATTAGTCGTTAAAATTTTAGTTTTATCAACTGCTGCTTTGGTTCCAATTGCCCCGACAATTGTTTTTTTAACATCCTCGGATTCTGTAGAATACATAGATTTAATAATTTCACACTCCGGAAGAGTGTAAAGTTCTTCAATTAATGTACTCACAATATTATTTTGGATTTTGCGTTTTGTAAATTTCTATTTGTTCAATAATAAACTTAAGAATTTCGGAACGCATAATGTCTTCTTTTCCAAATTCTACGCAGTAAATTCCTTCAGCTTGTGCTTGTTCACTATTAAAAATCCCAAACATCGGCACAAATCCAGACGTTTCTTTGTGTTTAAGATCAGTTTGCATTGGATCCCCAAGAACAAAATACTTTGTAAACTTACCGATGCGCGTAAGACAAGTTAATAGCTCATTAAATGTGCCGTTTTGGGCTTCATCAATAATAACTGCTTTGGCATTATACGATGCTCCTCTGAGATAATTTACTGGCATGCCTTTAACTCGATCATCAAAGTGCAATTTTTTAACATCTCCAGCTGGTAATAATTCTTCTAATTTATCGTTTAAAACTGACGTAAAGAATTGCAGTTTTTGGTCAGCATCTCCAGGAAGCGTTCCCATAGAAGTAGAAGCACTTTCAATAATTGTTCTAACATAAACAATCTCACTGACTCGCTTTTGGTTTAACAACAACAAAGAACAATAAACCGCCAAAATTGATTTTGAAGTACCGGCAGGACCAGATAAAAATACAATTTTAGTATCTTTGTGTGTAGCCAATTCGATAAAAGCTTTTTGTTTTTCAGTCCAATCTAAACCTCTTAAATTAAGAACATAATCTATTTTTTCTCTTTGGTGAACTCTAGGAGAAGTATCTGTTGTTAATTGTTTAGGAGGGGCTGATTTAACTGTAGGTTTAGTTTTTTTCATGCTGTAAATGTTTAAAGCTGTTAGCTTTGTGATTTTATTTATCTAGGTATGCAAGCTATGTCTTCTTTTTTAATAAGTAACGTCATGAGGTTTCCTTTTGAACTTAACGACTCCAAACTCGAAAATGATGCACGTGTAAAATTTATTTACACGTCTCCTGAACTCCATCAAAATATAGAAATATCTTTGGATGGAAACGACACTTCCGTAGAAGCTTTATTAGACGCTTTTCAACGTTTTTTAGGAGCGTTGGGAATTTGCACTCCAGAAAATGTTGTTGTCGGATTCATCGAAATGCAGGATGATGAAAATTCAGATGACGAAGACGAAGAAAGTTAATAATTACTAAAATGAGCCAAGATTACAGATTAATAGATAGCTACAAGCAAATACATAATAAACAATCGGCCCAACCCCCTATTGATAAAAAAAAGCAAACGCTGTCGGAAGTGTACACTGCAGTACTAGAAGAACAGTACAAATACGCTATCTACGCCAAAGAGCTAGAAGGCAACACAATGCCTCCTGAAACAATTGAGGGAGCCAACAGAATTGGCTATACGGAATTTCCTCAACGATTAAAATCGATGCTTAACGCAGTAGAAAGCGTAAAATCATTTGAAGACCTTACTCCAGAATGGAAAAAAGCTGCAGGATTTAGTGCAAAATATGCATCCCAAAAGCTCGTTGAAATGGGATTGTCTATAGATAATTTAATGGAATTAGCAAGACAAAAAGGATCGTTGACAGCTTTTGAAACAAATGTAGTTAGTGGCAATACTTTTAATTTTAAAGAAGTCGTTGTAGCCAACGTAGTAGCAGCTCTTAAAGATGATAGTTTAAAGCCCGTTATAGAAAACGCATTTGACTATCTAATGAATATTAAACCTACCGTTGGGGGAGCAGCGGCTGGAAAAGGAGAATTGGTAGCTACGGTGTTTACTAATGCTATTAAACCAGATCGTGGAGATTTAGCTTTTCCTTCTACCAAGCTCAACGAAACAGATCCAGTAACAGGCATTTCTACAGAAAAGGATGTTAGATATGTTGTAGAATTAAAATACGGAAATTCAAGATTCGGAAAAGAAAATAGTAAAATTGTATATGATAGAGCTTCTTTTCAAGAAACACTACAAACGTTGATGGACAAAAGCAGTAAATTTGATCCTGCTTTTTCAGATAAAATTATTAATATTCGTAAAAAATTAAAAGAAATTAAAAATTTAGAAAATTCCAACGAACACATTAAACCTGAATATTTTGCTGACGTTGAACATATTTTACAAAATCCTACAGAAAAAGTTAACGTATCAACTAATAAATTATTTAGCTTGATGCCTGGAATGGTAGTTGCTGAGTATTTAAAAGACATAAAAGAAGCAATTAAACCAGAAACAGGCATAGTAAAAGCATTTAAGCAAAAGCATAAATCAATTGTAGAAAAACTTCGGGATTTATTAAATGTAGACAAACAACACAAAAAAATAGAAGCAGCTCCCAACCAAGTAGTACTTGAATATGCAGCAAAAAATCCACCCGCGTCTATTTTAAAAACGTTATTTACGAGAAATATTGGCTTAACTAGCGACAAAGCAGCAACTTTGTTTTGTTCTATGTATAATTTAGATCAAGTTCCTCAAGAAATTGTAGGTAAAATAAATGAATTTTTTGCTAAACATTATCATCAAATGATGCTTGGTCATAAAGAATATTTGGATGCTATATTATTTGCATTCAATTTAGCTGTTTACAGCGAAGAAGATGATTTTGATGGTTTGTTGTTAATTAACGATGAAAATAGCAACGCAATTTCATTTGATGCTTCAAAAGGAGTAGGAAACATTGTTGAAACAGCTTCAGCCAAATTTATACAAAATGCTGATCATATTTCAGTAAGATACACCAATAATATTTACAGAAGATTAGATGTGCATTATACAAAATAATAAAAATTATGACAACTTTTGCAAAATTTTTTAAAAAAACTTCAAAACAAAAAGTTCCAGTTGCTAAACAACAAAAGCAACCGTTTTTTGTTAATGAAAATACAGAACCACCTATTTCTTTTAGATCGTTTACTAATTTTTATAAAACAGCTTTAATAACAGAAGGAGGACAAGCAGCTGAAAATCTTATTGGGACTTTAATACAACATTCAGGCAATCAAGAACTAACCTATGTCCGAGCTGTCCCTTCCCCGAGCATTATAAATGAAGTCCAAGCTCTTCTTACTTTGCTTCGTAGCAACGGTTATATTAACGCTAGAGAACCTTCATTTTATCTTGGATCAAGTCGTTTATTTGCAATTAAAGCTGGAATTAAAGCTCCAGAGCCAAACGAAATTGAAACTGAAGAAATTATCCAAAAGGCTTTACAAACTAAAAAAGATTTTGGGGATATTGATTTAGATGTATATCTTAATAATGGAGTTACATTAAAAGACATTCAAACGTTTTTGGCTAATAAATTTCCAAACAAATATGCAACAGACCTCACAGGAGATGAAATAAATACAGCAGTCGTTGTAGGAAATACTAACCACGTAATTCAAATTGATATTGTAAATATAGCAGGAAAAGAAAAATACTTTAGTGTATCTCAATTTTCAAGCATGGCCGACATGGCTGTTGGCATTAAAGGAGTAGTTAGAGATTTATTATTTAGAGCAATTGCTGCATCCACTCCAATTACTACAGCAAAAACTCAGGAATTAGATAACGCAGTCAAAAATACAGAAGAATACAAATCATTTGCTGCAAAAAATGCAAAAGCAGGAGAAGTTAGTTACAAAATTCGTTACACTCTTGGTGGAGAAGGGTTAGCATATAAAATTGCATGGATGGTTGGAGACAAAGTCAAAAATTACAGCAAAGGCGGAATAAAATTTGATCAACTTCAACGGTTTGTTAAAGGAGTTGACGTCAATCCAGTCGAATATGAAGACATGGAAACTATTGCAGCAATACTGGGCTTTACAAATCCAGAACACATGAAGCACGTGGTAAAAATGGCTGAATTAGTTTCTACTTTTGATCAATCACGTAAACAAAAAATTTGGAATAATCTTGTTAAAAATATTAGTTCAAAGCTTCCAAATTTAGCCACCGGAAGGACTCAAGGACAAATTTCTGCTCCAGAAGCTAAGAGCGCATTTGAATATCTTAAACCATTTTTTGGTGATATAGATACATCTGCTTATTCTCAATTATTTAGTGAAAGCTTTGTAACAGAAGCAGTCAAAATGGTAACTATTCCTCACATAGACCAAATGACTCCAAAAGATTTTTGTAATTTATTCAACGGCGGAGCTTGGGAAGTGTCTGAAAAATACGATGGCTCTAATGTTTCTTTTGGATTAAATGAAGAAGGAATTCTTTACGTCAAATCTAAAAAAGGAAATCCAGTTACAGATCCAGCTGAATATCATCGTCAAGCTCAAGCATACGACAATGATATTTTTGAAGGGTTTGCGAGATTATTAGATGTAATAAGACAAAGTAATTTAAATCAAATATTAAAAAAAGCAGAAAGCGTGTTAAATGCTCCTGTGCAAATTTTTGGTGAAATGTTTAGTAAGCCACACATGAACGTAATTCCTTACGCTGAAAAATTAATTGGCAACGGAGCAATTGTTGTGTTTGGAATTGTTAAATTAGATTCTGCTAAAGGAACTGATATTACTACAACAAAAGAAGGAAAGCAAATTAAAGATCAAATTATTAGCACTCTTAACAAAAACGGAGATTGGAAATTTTATGACAAAAAGCCGTTGGAACTTGATATTGATAATAATATCAAAGAGCAAATTAAAAGAACATGCAGTGCAGAAAACATGGCTATTTTAGCATCAAGAAAAAGAACAGGAGATGAAGCATCAGCTAAAATAAAAGCTTTGGCGGAGTTTAAAACTCTTCAATCAATGATTAAAAAATCCCTTCTTGGGTCCGTTGGTGGAGCTGAATCTTCTTTAGGGGCTGCAGAAATTGAAGGAGCAATTATTCGCAATATGCACACAGGAGCAATTGCAAAGCTTGTGGATCTTGAAGGATTTGGCAGAAGACGTGCTGAACAATGGGCTGGAATGGATGCATTAAAAGAATATCGCAAATCTCTATACAATCAACTTAAAGATAATGTTTTAAACAATGCTGATATTTTTATATTAGATGATAAACAAGTACAAAAACTTACTGATGCGGTTGAAATTAAAGGATCTAGGTTCAGTGTACTTGATGAAATATTAGATGTACTATACGGGGACGCTGCAAACGAAGTTGAATTTAAAGAAGCCACCCAAATGGTGAATGATTTAACCGCTTCTTTAAACAAATATAAAGAAAGTCTACAAACTGCTTTAACTCAAATTAATAAAAACGATCCAAAAGCTGTTCAAGATACAACTAAAGCAATTGAAGCAGAAAAAATCAGAATTGATAAATTTATTGCTGAGCTTAACGGAAGACTTCATAATAAACAAAACCCTTATCTTTCAGTTATACAATTTGTGCTTGGACCAAAAACACTAGAAGAGCTAAGCAAAAAGTTTTTAAGTATTATAAAAAAGTAAAACGAGATAAATAATTCCATGACTAAAAATTTTGATACACTTTTTGAATCGATGCTTGCTGAAATGGCTGTTGCGTGGAAGGGAACTACACCTGAAGAACAAAAAAACGCAAAAAAAGGTTTTGTAAGAAGAGTAGCTGATATTTCAAGATCCGCTCCGATGTCTGGTCATTGGAAACCTCTAAAACAACTTGACGGAACAGGCAAATCTCAATTAGCAAAATTTCTGCTTTATGTGTGTCGGGAAATTCTTTGGGATAAACACCCAGAAACAAATGCGCCTTTTTCATACAATCCAGAAATTAATACAAAAAAAGAACTCCAAGCTTTAGTAAAGCCTGCAGTAGAAAAAGTTTCTAAAAAAAGCGGCTGGGCTCAAAAATTTCTTTCGGATAGATTAAACACTCAAATGGTTGAAGATTTAGCATTTAATGTAGTTTCAAACGCTATTGACAATGGAGAAGAAGTTACTCAAAACGAAGTTAGCCAAACCTTAGAGGATCCTCTTGCTGATGACAGTGAAGAAAAAGAGGGAGGAGAAGCAGAAATTTCAGCAGACGAGCCAGTAACTCCTACAACCGCTCCTGAATCTACTCCTCAAACATTTAATCCACGTACTGATTATTACCTCGAAGACGAAGTAGATTCTAGAAAATTTTCTAAAATACCAGAAGCAGATAGACACGATCTTCGGACTGCTTATGACCGTCTTACTGTGATGCCAACAGATTCAGGAGAAGCTTTTTTAGCTCAACTTAAAAAAACTCCAGGTCTCGGGATGAAACAAATTAACCAATTAATTGCTCTCGGTATTATGGTGCCTGCTGACAGTGACTCAGCAGAACTAGGACAATCCGGAGATACATCAGGGTTCAACAAAGACATGGATCAATTTATGGCTGATTACACAGCCGGAGCAAGAAAAGACTACGAGCAATCTTCTCCTGGAAGCAGATTTGGCGGAGAAGATGTTTTTGGTTAATCTTTTGAATAAAAAAGTTAAATACATGCAGATAAAACTGCAATGAATCAATATACACATGATTTTGAGATAGAGACAATGGTGACAATGTTCATGAATGCCATGAGCGATATTGTCATTAAGAGGTTTCGAAACAGAAAAACCCGCGACAGATTAAAAGTTAGAGTAGTATATGCTCCTAAACAAAGAGTTTTAACTGATTTATTAGACAGAGACCAAAACATACAGCTTCCTGTAATGGCATGTTCTATTGGAGGACTATCCAGAGACAACAACAGAACTTTTAATAAACTTTTAGGGTCATTTAATCCAGTCACGACAAATAAAGGAAAAACTGTTGTTAATGAAAAACAACCTCTTCCTATTGATTTAAACTTGAAGGTATCTGTTATGACAAGATACCAACAAGACATGGACCAAATTTTATCTCACTTGTTGCCATATATTAATCCGTATTTTGTAATATCTTGGAGAACTCCAGCTAGACCAGATCATGAAATTAGATCAAATGTGTATTGGGACGGAAATGCAGCAATTACCTATCCAGTAGACACTACAGCTACCACAGTTGCTAGAGTAGTAACGGACTTGTCTTTTACGTTTAAAGGATGGATATTTCAGGCAGTACCTGACCAAGAAATTGATACTATTTTTACAATACATACAAATTATTATCATGCTGATCAAGGTGTTCCTATTGAATACAAATACGAAGACAAAAATACCAGAGAAACGACATGGAGAAACGATTATTTATTACTTTCTGGACATCCTCCTCAACCTTCAGTAGTCAAGCCTGAATTTAGCAACATGGATAAGTCTCAGCACTTTTCGTTGTATGGAGCTGGATTTACAGTTGTAAATAATGTATACTTGTCAGGAGCTCCATTTAGTAACGTTTCTACTACACAAGATCCATTTTCTTCTGTTCCGGGATTATCCGCATTTACTGAACCGTTTGTTGCACTAAAACTTGATCCCTCAAAATGGACCAGCAACGGGAATAACTTAGTTACATTTGCAATGCCAACAGCTTCTGCTCCAGGTAGAGTAGATGTACTCATAGAAGGTCCTTATGGCATAGGATCATTAATTCACAATGTTAAAATTAATGATCACAATCCCTTTCCTATAAATCACCCAGAACACTTAAACTACATTCCGCACCAATTGCCGTATTTGTCTGGTATAAAAATCGTTTAAAGTTTTCTCTAAAAAAAATAACAAAATAGATAAATATACTATATGGCCAAAGCATTTAATCTAACAAAAAGAACAACAGCTCTCCAAACTTCAGCAATGTCTAAGGGCAAAGCAATTACAAACAATCTTAAAACAGCTCCTGTTCCTGATTTAGTACTCACTTACGACAGATATATAACAGGCCCTGACAATGATGATGATGTTAACAGACTTAGCTTAACATCAACTGGATTAAGCAAAATTTATTATAAAAATACTCCTTACAGCGTTGGAGCAGCAGGAATAACTACTCCAGTTAGCATGACTATTTTTGTTAATGGAGAACTTTGGGCTGACGTAAATTTCTTTTCTGATAAACTTGATCAGCCTTTTGGTTTTGATATATTAAATGTAGTCAATGCAGAAGGGTTTGTTGAAGGTAAATTCACAAGCACTCAAGCATCCGGAATTTTTCAAGAAGGCAACGTGTTATTTGATATAGTAATTCCAACAGCAACTCCAGTTCCTACCGCAACTATGGAGCCTACTCCCACTCCGGTTCCGCCTACTCCAACCGAAACTCCGTACCCGACAGAGACTCCAGTTCCACCTCCTACTCCTTTCCCAACTGAGACTCCATGGCCAACAGAGCTACCTGACCCTACTCCAACTGAGACCCCATGGCCAACAGCAACTCCAGAGCCAACTCCGACTCCGACTGCTTCTGAAGTTCCTCCAACAGCAACTCCAGAGCCAACTCCGACTCCGACTGCTTCTGAAGTTCCTCCAACAGCAACTCCAGAGCCAACTCCAACTGAAGTTC